CTGCTACTCAACACACCAGCGGTGAATGCAACGGATCCATACAACGAACTTGTAAGGGTGCCGCCGCCATTTGTGAACGAAACACCACGGTAGGTTGCCGTCATGTATGCAACGCGCCCTAAGAGTTTTGTTGTGTTTTGTCCGTGAATTTTCACGATTTCTTGGAAGCGTTTATGCGAAAGCATATTGTTTCTGACAACGTGTTTCGTTGCTTCAACAAATGCGGCGTCATCACCTAACGACCTACTAATCGATTGCCAAGGAATGACAGAACGCAACACAGAAATTGATGGCGAAATTTCACTTTGCCGGATTGCTCCTGCAATTGCTGGGTTGATGTTAAAAACTTCGCCGCCGGAACCAGCAAATGTGATTCCCACTTCGGAGCCAAGTTGGATTGCTTCAACGTATTTATCACCGACGCGGCCTTTTTTGCTGTATGCAATCTCTTTGTTGATCAGTAAGTCATCCATCGGCAACGCCGAGGTGTTCATCTGACCATAAACTTTTTTAAATATCTGAATGACTGACGAGCTACTTGTTTGTGACATCGTTTAATCCTTTTAAGCTTGTATAAAGTCGATTGTAATCAAGATGGTACCAGCAGTCACGGAGTCTAAGTTGCCAGCTGAAAAGCGGCCGTAAATATTTCCTGCTGGAGACACAGAAATTTTTGACGTTGCGGCATCAGGTAGTGCCGTGGTTGCGACACCCTCACCGATGACGTATGCAAATGAGTTTGCGGGTGTGCCGCCTGTTGTTTGTATGGTTTCGATTCGTGCACCAAGAACTGCTTTTGCGCTGTTGTGCGCGATGATAAATCCAAAATAATTCGAGCCCATCGCAGTTGAACCAAAACTTGTTGCAACGACAACATCATTAGCAGTGCCAAGCATGTTATCTGTTTGCGTCTGATTAAAATCTCCTGTGTCAAAACCAAACAACACAGGAGCGCCTTGAAGCGCGATTTGTGATGCGGTTTTTGCAGCTGTAATTGTAAATTTAAAAGTGAGCGTGTCGACTTGCGATTTTTGCAGACGCTCGTCAGGAATTACTTTTGAATGGGTAGCCATTTAATAACCTCTTTTGAAAAATTCTTGTAAATTAGTTGTGAGTTTCTCTTGTCGCGCAGGCGTTTTTGTCGCATTAATTGCTGGAGTCTTAACGCCTTGTTTTTTTGCAAGGTACGTTTCTACAAACTTTTCTGCGTACTTATCCGGCAACAATTCTAAAAACTTTTCGGGGTTCTGATCCGTCCATGTTTTAAGACGATTTTGAAATGAGTTTTTGCTACGGTTGATGGCTTCTTTGACAGGTAGTCGTTGTTTTGACGCCTTGTATTCAGCGAGCATCTGTTCCGCAACGTCTGCGACCATTTCGACAGTTGGTTTTGTAATTCCCATTTCTGCAAAGGTTGCTGCGAACTCATCATCTAAAGCTTTGGCAATCATTGCTTCTTGTTGTGCATATTGCTGTTGCTTTTGTTGTGCTTCGAATTGATCGCGCCATTGCTTAAGTTCTTTTAACTCTTTCGCTTCAGGCGTGAGCTGTTGCTCTTCTTGTTGTGCACGGATGCGTTCAACAAGTCGCGACTCGTAGTATTCGTAAGGATTGATTCCGAGTTGCTCTAAAAGCAATTCCGGGTTTTCTTTCACTTGTCCTACGAACTGTTCGATTTGCTTTTTTAATTCTGCTGCTTCTTTAAACCGTTTATCTGCGCTAACGCCTTTTTGGTAATTAGCTATTAATTCGGTTTCAGGCACTTCAAGCTCGCTGCCGTCAACTTTTACGCGAAATTTTTTTATTTCTGCGGCTGTTGCGGTTTCTGATGCTGTCTGTGGGGAATTATCAATTGTATTGCCTGCAGATTCGACCGCTGGCGTTTGTGTCTCAGTCATATTCATCCTTTTTGGGTAGAGAATGGCTTTTGATTTCTATTGTTACAAAATAGGGAAATTTATGAAAAATTTTGAAGAAGAAGACGTGGAGATAATAACCGCAAGTCTGCCTGCATGGGCTGCTGACCAACTCAATGAAATTGCAAAACAGCATTGTGCGCATTTTGAATATGCAGAGCAGGACTACTTGCTGCATTTTAAAAGAGATTTTGTACGTACTGTTATTTTAGAATACTTAAGCAGTAATTGGCGCAAAAATTTTATTTGACGGAAAATTAAAATAGGTATATTTTTTATATTGCTTGAACTATAATTTCTAAGGACAGGATATTATGTGGGACTTTGAATATGATTCTAGTAAAAGTTTAAAAAACAAAGACAAACACGGCATCTGCTTTGAAGAAGCACAACAACTTTGGAGTGATAAGATTAAAATTGAACTTTTAGTACAGACAGACCCTGAATTACGATTTGTAAAAATTGCCGCTTATTCTAACAGAGTTTGGACGGCAGTTTTTACAGAAAGAGATCTAAAAATCAGACTGATTTCTGTACGAAGAGCAAGAAAAAGTGAGGTAGCAATCTATGACAGAGAAAAAAATGATTACGACAGACGAATTTGACAGAATTTTTGATGAAGGCGAAGAGGATATTTTGCAATACGCGGATCTCTCAACAATGACTAAACGCATCAATCTTGATTTTCCTGCGTGGGCAGTTCATAAGCTCGATGATGAAGCAAAACGCATCGGCGGAACCCGTCAAGCTCTAATTCGTCAGATTGTAATTGGTTTTATTGATAATCGGGAAAAATTTGAGTTCGAAAAGAGAAAATTTGATGCGACTCAAAAAGAACAAGAAAAGCCTCAACAGCCCCAACAAGAAAAACAAGCAAGCTAAAAACACCAGGGCGCGCAGTAGGTAGTTAATTGCCCTGGTGTCTCTAACTACTTACCTCTTCTATTCTTAAAAATCTATTATTATTGATTAATAATGACCAACCAAGCCCAACCCCTCCGTCCTTGGTCGCGCTCACTGTCCAAGACTCCCCACATGTTCAACAATTGTTCTTATGTATTCTTTTATAAAATATATTATTATTTAATAATAATAAAATATATAAAAGAATATAAGAGTTAAACTATAGTAGGAAATTTTGTTTTCCCAAAACCGAGCCGAAAAAATTATTATTAATTAATAATAGATTTTTAGAAGAAAAAGGAAAAATTTTTTTTTCTATGTTATCATAAGTTGTTACGTTGCCCTATTCCCTCATCACCGTTAACAACATTTTAAGACGATTTAAGCAATTATTTTTTTTATAGGTCAAAACTACAGTCAATACCTGTAATTTGAACCGCTAGAGGCTTTTAAATGTTTTTTAAGACTACTTTTTTATTGTACCCTATCCTGCTAATTGTATTTTGTACACTTAAATGGGTATTTTGTTGGCCAGCTGGTCAAATTATCACTAAAATTTTAAATTTTGCTTAAAATTGTAGCAAATCAACCCTTGGAGGTCGGAATTGAGAAACTTACAACTCGCTTATGAAATACTAAAAATTTATGAAGATTTCAATAAAACAGAAATGACTTTATTAAAACTCCAAAAGCTCGCTTACTACTCGTATGCTATTGCACTAGCATATGATTATGATGAGGAACTTGAGGGCATTGAATTTGAAGCGTGGAAGACGGGGGCTGTGAACCGAAAAATACACTGCACATTTTTTGACGCCCGCGACCCGTTCGCCACAATTGAGGCAACACACCCCAAGTTTGAACCCATCAAACAGCTTGACCCCGAGGCGACGTTCTCAAAACCGCTGTACGATGTCATCACTGCAGTTGTTGACGTGTATGGCAGACTTTCGCAGAAAGAGTTGGTCAACGAAATTTGCAACGAGACACTCTTTAAAAAAACTGCTAAACGGCAACTAAAAGTTTTTAATCAAGACGAGCTCAAGTCGTACTTTAAAAAGAAGTCGCACTTGCCCTTGAACTTGTTTAATGCAAATAGTTACCTGCTCGATAACATCCCGATTGTTTCGTTTGATATTCTAGAGCTCGCAAATTACTTGAAAACCCAAAGTCAATCTGTGTAAACTGCCATTGGGTTGGGCGTTCCCGGCCGGAGCTCACAGACCTTCCACTGTGGGCTTTTTGTTTGTGTGGCGGTTTAAGGTTGAGGAGTGGGTTGAGATGTGGAGTTGAGGTTGAGATGAGTTGAGATGAGTTTGAGTTGAGTTTGAGTTGAGTATGAGTTGAGTATGAGTTGAGTATGAGCCAAGGGGTTTAGTTGTATTGTAGCTTGATTATGGGTTCCCTTAAAAAACTTTTTTCTTTTTTTTTATTTAGTTGGCCGGTCAATTTTATATCGCTTTACAAATCTAAGTACAGTTGCTCTATCAACTCGAAGCATCCTACTAATAGCTGAGTAGCTCAACTGCAACTCTAACAATTTACGGACTTGGTCTTCTCTATCCTCTAGTATAAGCTTACCGTGTCCTTTCGGTCTGCCTAACCGTTTGCCACTACGCTTTAATGCTCTTAATGCTTCTGTTGTACGCTGACTGACTAAGTCTCTCTCAATTTCAGCAAATAAACTGAACAACGTCACGAGCATCTTAGATTGCAAGTCTAAACTCTCCTGTATTTTTATATTTTCTTTTATTGCGATAAGTTGAATCTTACGCTGTATAAACAGATTTATGAGTTGGATGACTTCAGACACTGAACGACCTAGTCTGCTAAGTTCGCTTATAACAATAACATCTCCCGCTTCCAAATCTAATAGTAAATCTGTCTTGCGGTCTTGCAATGATTTTCTCGATGAAGCTTGAACTTCGACAAATTTATTAATTGTCAGATTATTCTTATAAGCATAATCGTAAATCGCAACTCTCTGATTGTTGCAATCTTGTGCTTCGGTTGAAACCCTTACGTATCCGCAAACTGTCATACAACTCCTTGCTGTGTATAAACCTCTCAAAACAAATAAATTGCTACACTGGTTCAGGCAAAATAACAACAGAAAATTGCAGCAACTTTGGCAGTGCATATACGAACGTTTTAATGCTACAGATTTTGCGAATTTTTAAGAGTTGTCCTTATTTCATCAGCATCACATTTTAGGAATTCCAAATTCTTTAATAATATCAAATTCTTACATGAATTCATTGATCCAAATCAAGAATTTTTGGTATGTGGTTGAAATCATTGATAAAATAAAAAAAGATGAAAAAAAGATGACTTACCGAAAAACAAAAATGACGACAGAATAACAATTTTGTCGATATATCATCATTCATCATTCATCATTCATCAACTCAAACGTCAAAAGCATTAACAGCAGTAACCCTTATCAACAACCAGCAATAATAATAATAATTATTGACAGCCTTATTAATATAATTTAGTAGTCTTTTATCCGCTGAATAAGCGGTTGAAAAGTTATGTATATAGATTAATGACTTGTTTCATTTATTTCCGCTGTAAAGCGGTTGAGAATAATTAATTAGTGTTCTTAAAAAAACATTTATCCGCTGATTAAGCGGTTGAGAAATTATGCTTATATGTATTATAACTGCATTATCCGCTGTATAAGTGGTTGTGTAAAAGCTAACTAATTAATTAGTTGGCTTTTTTTCTTACCCAACCCAAAAAGATGAAATTAAGATGACACATAAAAACCGTCCCAATGTTACAAATGTTTTTTTACATTTAAATTGGTTCATTGAAATTATTGACAATTTTTTAAGAGTCTTTTAAGTTATTGTTATCTCAATCAAAATTGCGGCGGTTTCCTGTTCCCGCCGCTTTTTTTTGCACTATTTTATAGCATTTCATCTTTACTTTACAAACATACTCAAGTATAATAGAAAAGACCCGATAAGAGAGACAGGAGGGTATTATGACTATCTATTTAACATCTAAAAGAGCATTGACTAAAGTTCCCGATGCTCACTTAACCGATTTTATGATGCAATTTAACACGTTTGGTTGGGAATACAGGGACGAGATGCGCAGCGATGCAGATTTCAGTAAAGCAGATTTTGATAAAGTGTATGAAGCAGTCATTGACTTGTTTTATGTTGCAAATTATCAAAACACGACTAGATTTGAAATTACAGCAACAGAAACTAGCTACAATTACACTTATAATATCGATAAGTTTAATAAAAACTGCATAGCACATTTAGCAAAAGCTAAAATTGTCGCAGAGCGCATCACAGCAGAACTCAACAAAGAGTTTGCAGAACAAGACTAAAGCGAACCCCTGGGTTTCCTAGGGGTTCTTTTATTGCTCATTAACAAAAGAGCAAAAAAACGTTATTAAGAAAATCTTTAAGAACAAGGAGGTTAAGTGCTTACTAATAATTTTAAAAATTTAAAATCTGACTTCAAAATTTATCTAACTGATAATTTTAAAAATTTTAGTCTTCAAAAAGATTTTGAATTGGGCAAACTGTATTTCAACTCGTTAAGCCAAAACACAATGATAATTTATTGGTTCGAAGAACATTTTAAAAAAATGATCGAAGAAGACGCAACGTTTGAGTATATTACAGCTATTACGGCATCAGACACTTATTTAATTGATAATAAAATTTCTTTTACTACAAAAGACCCAAGAATTAATAAACTTTACGTCCCAAAAGCTCGAATCGGTTACTTGCAGCGGGATATGTTATCCATGCTTAATCACTTCTTAACTCAAATTAATTTGTTGGATGCAACAGTCCTAAAAAAATTTAAAGAATTATTTGAAGAAAACTCACCATCTTTAGCTAAAATTATTTTAATTTTTAGAAATTTAATTGAAAATTTTTATGATGATTTTAAAATTCAATTTTTTTGTAGCCGAATGCTTGACCCACAATTGCCGCTTATGTATGCACAGCGTGCAGACTTTATGGATAATATCATTAATTCTATTAACAACAAAACAATGAACGCAGACTTTATCAAAGTTATTATTAATTACATTGACCACAGAATAAGCGAGAATTTATGACAACAAATGACAAGGACAACATATCTCCAACAGCCTTTATTGCATCTCTTATTTGTTCTGATGCACTCACAGAATTATTTGAAACAACAGAAACAAAAGAGGCAACATTTATTTACCATGATTTGGTTGAAGATATCCTGTTTTCTGTGGATTATTTCGAACAAAATAGACTTGAAAATCTCAAACAAAATAAAAATTTTCGTTTTGTTTTATCATTGAATACAATTAATGACAAAAAACTCACAACTTTTGGCACAGTTTTTATCGAAAAATTTATTGAATACCTAAAAACTTACGATGTGATAACGAATAATATTTATTATTCGCCAAAGGAAGCAACAGGTTATTTTAAATCCGATGTGGAATGGTTAATCCAACAAATTAAGATTGAGATTGATAATTTAAATAAAGACACACTCAAGTTTTATCAAAGACTTTTAAGTTTAGAGACGCGCAATAAAAATCGGTCGCATCTTATTTTTAAAACATTGCCAACAAACTCATTTAAAAATTTTGACGCCAAATTTTTCTGTTTTAGGTTGCGCACTGCATTTAAAACTGTGTCAGCTTTTCAGATAGAAATTCTCCACGAAATACAAAACTACATAATGGGTAAAATATGAGCAAAATGGGAAGACCGCCAGCACAATGGCTTTTAGACTTACCCGAGGGTGAGTATACAGTAAAAGATTTAATGAAAATTTCAGGCAAAACACACCAAGGAGTTCGTTGGGCGATGTTTAAATACGCCAAAAGCAAACGGTATGAGCAAACTCGCGGTCATTTGACTGTTTATTACACGTGGGACGTTGCACATTTTAAAGAATTGATAGTTGCCCCGTCAGGCTGATAGCTGCAGAACGACGCACCCGGGGCATTCACATCATACACTACAAAATTATGAGAAAGCAAATTGAGGAGGGGTTCAGGCGACTTCTTCCCATTTTTATTGCGTTTTTGTTGTCTTATTACAAAAATTTAGTACGAATAAACACAATACAAAGTCAGGAGGGTTGGAGATGTTAGCTCAATTCTTTCACATGATTTAAAATGTGCTCTTGTTCAGCTTCATTTAAATTAAAATGCTCAAATAACATTTTATCAGTCCATAAAATATCTGTAGGTATTAAGGGGACAAATTGCCAAAATTCCCGAGTCAAATGTTGGGCAATTTTTCGTATTCCAAGCAAATACCTTGCAAAATTTGTTTGCAGATAACTTTGGAACCGTTCAGCTTCTTGTTGTGTTTTAAAGCTACTTACAATTAGATAAGTGTCAGTACAAATTTTTCCGGGAGGAATTATAAAAATTTGATGTTTTGGTAAAGTGGAATCTCGATCCTTTCTTCCATAATTTGCGGGAATTGCAATTTTAAAAAGGTTGATGAGATTGTGATTTCTTTTAATATCTTGATAATTAGCATACTGAATTTTACGTGCTTGAGTCAAACATGGCACAGCTCTATTATCCGTTGCACTTATGCTTGAATTTTTTTTAAAATGATCACTATTTAAACCAAACTTATTGCGTGCGGCCATAACATCCGCAATAGTTTGATAATTAAACGCTTTTATTTTTCTTAAAATTGAATGCGATTTTACCTCTCGTACAATGACGTCAAACTCTTTTAAGTCTATAAATTCTTGAATGTGATTATTTTGAAATAAGCATAAACCTGAATACCTATTTTGATAATGCAAAAAACACAAACCCCCATGCATTTCTATACATGAAAAAATTTGATTAGCTTTTGGAAAATGTTTAATAGCTTTTATTTTGCCACAGTCTTTGATGCGTTGTCGAAATTTTGTCAAACCTTTTCCTTTAACAAACCATTTCCCAGGAATTAAAAATAAAAATTCCTCAATCTTAAAATCCATCAATTTTTCAATAAATAAATGGTAAATTGGCCGGGCACTAACTCGATGACCGCCGTCCATTTCGTGATATGGCGGATTCGCAATAGCAATAATTTTACGTGTCATAAATTTATAAACTTTCAATAAGTTTAACTGCATTTAAAAAATCGGAAAAAGAAGGCTCTGCATCAAAATCAATAGGCTTGTGCCCGTATTTTTCAAACCACAGACGCCCAGCTTTAGTTTTGTAAGCATTGGCTCTTGCAGTTGCCGCATCACTCAAAGATGAAAGCATTTCATTACAATGAACTTTTAATTCAATATAAGCGACAAGGTGTGCAAAAAAACTTTTGTGAGAATTTATAAATTTCAAATTTATCTCTACGTTTAAGTGTTTTTCTAAAAATTCAAACGTGATTTTAAACATACGATATCTGCAAATCTTAATGTTTTCTTCGCAGATATCCACTGCGCATAAATTTTTTAAAGAATCGATGACAGAATTAAAAATGGGGTCAAAGTTATTTTCTTTTTTATTTTTTTCTAAAAATGCATCGAGCCGTCGCTTATAAATTTGTGTGACAATATTTCCAGTCCCGCAGCATGGGTCAAACAATAATTGCTGGTCATCTGCCCATATTTCGCTGTTGTCTTTTGCTAATAAATTAAGCATTTCGTCAACCACAGGCAACGGTGTAAAGACCTCACCCAGACTTTTAATACGTTCTTTACTATGATAAAGCATCAATCCAAGTCCTTAAAAAAGTTGATTCTTATAAAATTTTCGACTAAATTTAATGCTAGATAGCCGAACCCGCCATAAAAAACGTCGTCTTACTTTTTTATTAAATCACGCCAACACGCCTACCTTTTAATAATTCGGCTATTCTATTCTAATTACAATAACTTGACAAAAATTTTGACATCCTTTATTTTTAAATTTCCTGGCATCCTATCTGTCCTTTGAATATTGCGAACACCTCACAAATTATTTTATAGTTTGTGAGTGTTTTATTATGGTGACTCGATGAAATGTTTTTTATATATTAAAGAAACTCAAGAAATTATCAGCAAGCATTGTTCAATGAAAGCCGCAGAACGCAAAGCTTATGGAATGCCAATGGACGGCAACAAATACCAAATCATCCCACTCTCGGAACTCCCGGTCTCAACGGTTTATATACTAGCTTATCACATTGACCCACTAGAAACTGAAGAGCTTTACGCTGTTTATTATCACTACCAAGAAGCGTGGGAAGCTGCATCTAAGAACGTAAAAACGCCGCGGTATCTTAGGATGACACCCCGAATTTATTTTAAAACAATTTATTGAGGATAGTATGCCAAAAAAATTTGAAATCCATTTTTATCTTGCACCAATCATGGAGATGCTATCTAAACTTCAAACTGATTATTATGTAAATATAGACAAAACACTGTTAAAATTAGTTGAAACAGAAGACTTTGAAATACTGAAAAAATCAGTGATAAAAATCTTGCAAACAAGCGATCGAGATTCTGAATTGTTAATGGCCGTTGAACGATTGCATAAACTAGACCGTAAGCAAGTAGAGCCTGGGTCTCCCTTTGGATTCCCAAAATTTTATAATACAATTGAGGCCGCAGCAATTGTGTTAAAATCCATGCACAACCTTAAAAATAATACTTACAATGATGACAAACTAGAAAGTCTATTAGAACAGTCAATTAAGAGTTTTATGGAATACACCATAAAGATTACAGAGCGCATCTATAACTCTGAAATAGAAAAGAAACAAGACAATGAAAAATCCGTTGAATGAGAAAAAAATAAAATATTTTAAACTTAAAAAAACTTTAAAATTGACAAATAAAGTAATAAGATTGTTTACAGAAATCAGCGAGCTAAGGCCAGAGTTGCAAAATGAAAATGAAGTTTACATTAACGCAGTGGGCGCCACGATATTCTTTTTAGAGAACACAATGAGAGAATATGCGGACGTTGCGTTAGAAATTCATCAAGCGGAAGAATGCAAAACAAGCACAAATTTAACATCTTTAAAACTGCAATAAGAGGCTACAAGCAACTTGTCACAGATGACTATCAATACGAAAAAAAATATCTAAAAAGTTTGAGCGCAGCAGATAAAGAGTGGCTGGAGGCGTTTATTTCGGGTTATTATTTTCGCAACAGTAAAGACTTTCTCAAGTTGAATTTTACAGTCAAACAACGTCGCGAAAGTTTCAATCGTCACCGCCCGATTTTAAATGATATTTATTCAAAGTGTAACCGAACATTTCTAAAAGATTTCGGAGATAACAACAATGATAATGACAATTATTGAAGTTTTTAGTCTAGGATTATTACTCGGAATTATTCCAATGGTTGGCTATATTGCAAAAAAGAAATTTGATGAGATTACAATTAAATTTGACAATGCACAAATTGAAATGAAAGACTCAACAGAAAAGCTTTACACTTTACACCAAAACGCCATGAAAAATTATGATGAGCAAAACAAAAAGATTGAAAAATTGCAAACAGAGCTGACACTTCTCAAAACAGCATCAGCGAATATTTCTCACTTTAAAAAACCTGGTAATTTATGAAAATATCCATCTCCAATACGTTTGATATTTCAACAGTCGCTAATACAAAATCGTATCAAGAGTTACAAAGTTATTTTGATTACGCCAATCGGTTTACTTATGAAACTGTGCAAGCGTTGACAAAAAAACTCACACTGAACGACAATTTTAGTTATGCAACGTTGAATCTATCGGTGAGTCACGGTGAGCCTATTGTTTTAAAAATTACGAGTTACTCGCATATCTTAATCAATTCAATTATTCCAATTTTAACTTACGATATTTCGCAAAATTCACTATCTCAATATGTTTTGACAATCTTTTTTAAACAAACCCAAAACATTTTTGCAAATAGTGCTACCTGGGTTGCGGGGACAATTGTCAAATATTCTGTGCAAAATATCCAAAATTACAGCATTGGGGATGTGGTCATTTTCTCCGGGTTTCGCAACCAAACCAACAATGGTACGTTTTTAATTGTTGGAATTGATAGTGATAATAGTTTTGTCTTTGTTCAAAATTACAATAGAGATAATTCGACAGGAGATGAGATTCTCTCAACATTTACAGGAAAATCACTTGTAAAAAATTTCGTGACAATTGGAGTTATCAATTGAACAATCGTGAAAAAATCAGAGCCATTATTGATCAACAAATTCAGAAGCTTTATGAAATTTCAGACACATCCAGTAAGCCGTTATTTGATAAAGAAATTGACTCACTAGCAAAACTTGCAAAACTTGTTGAGTCAGAAGCATTACTCGATAACTTAAAAGACAACGCAAAATTTGATGAACTCACAGAAGAAGAATTGATGCTACTTTACAAATTCAGACAGAGTAAGAACAATGGATAGAATCACAGAGCAATTGTGGCAACGGGGCGAGATGAGTTTTTTGTTGCATGAAGCGCAACGAGAAGTTTATAATAAAATTTTAAAAAGCCATCAGCAACTGCATCTATTCCTAGGCTCAAGACAGTTTGGAAAATCATTTCTCTCTCTTGCCTTGGGATTTCAACACGTCGCAAATCCAAACACTGTCAATAAACTTGTCAAAATTGCAGCAGGCACGCTAAAAGCCACAAACGATATCGTGAATGACAACATGAAATTTTTTATTGACAGCGCACCGCGTGGGCACATTAGACCCACAAAATCGGACAAGCGATTTAAAGTTGGCACGCAGGGAGAAATTCGACTTGGCATGATGGAACGTGCGCATGTGGATTCGTTGCGTGGGGGGAATGCTGGGCTTTATATCTTAGAGGAAGCAGCGGCTGCGGTCTCCAGTGATGATTTTGAGTATGCATACAAAGCCGTTATCATTCCGCAATTGTTGCGCTCCGGGGGTAAAATTGTGATTATCACAACTCCCTCTAAAAATCCCGATCACTATGTGCACTCTGTCTTGCAACCACAATGTAAAAAACTCGGCACCCTTTACAAAGCCACAATTTACGACAACCCACAACTCACCGCAGACCAAATTCAAAACGCTATCAATGCCTATGGCGGAGTTGATAGTCTTGATTTTCGCCGTGAGTATCTGTGCGAAATTGTGCGCGATGGTCGCTCGCTAATTATCCCCGCATTTTCTGATGTCAAACATTTGACAAATGAGGGCTACGAGAGCGTGTTTACAGCCTGTTGTTGGATTGTTGGAGACACGGGTGGCATACGAGATAAGCACGTGTTGCAAGTGTGGGGTCACCGCATCACAGATTATAAAAAAATAATTTTAGAAGAAGTTGTCTTTGAATCTAATACAAATACGATTGTGCTTGGTGATACAATAAAATTGTTACAAACCAAATATCAAGTCAAGTCATATCATATATTCCTTGACTGCCACGGCCAAACTCAAGTTGACCTAGGGACACTGTGCAATGTTCACGTGACACTGCCGCCAAAAGTAGATAGAGACAATGCGATTATGGCTTTAAACTCGGCATTTTTTCAAGAGCAAATCGTCATTAACAATTCTTGCGAGTTTACGATTAAAAGTTTGCGCTCGTGTATGTTCAACAAGACACGCACAGATTTTGAACGTACAGAGGAATTAGGGCACGCTGACGCTGTGATGTGTGCGGTGTATGGCCTTAGGGTCGAAAAGTTTATTGAACGCCCTAAAATCATCACCAATGCCTCAAATTTTCATCAGCTGAATCACAACACACCGCAGACGAATTTAGAAAAAGTGACAAAAGCTCTCAAGCCTTTTCACAAAAGTTTAATAAATTTTTAACCACATCCTCTGTAAAAGAATCTAAAACAATTTGTGTAGCGTCTTTATCTGAAATTAATAAATTTTCTATTGTAGATTCAATTGTGTCTTTTTTCCAAAATTGAAACCATTTCTTTTTTTGAGTTTCAACTGATTTTTCAAGAACAAAATTTTTTAATATTGTTCTATCACCAATAACCCACACCATAAATTTAATGGAATAACCATTGACACCATGGTAGCGAAAAAAACAGTTGGAGTATTTAAATTGGTCGTCACTGTCTTTTTCACGAAAAGAATTAGTAAAAATTTCAAACGACAAATTCACAAGTCGAGTTTTGATGTGTAAATTATTAATGGCAATACAAGGCGTTTCTAAAATCTTTATAAGCGACGTAGTATCCATGAGCCTAACACTTTCTTAGCTTGGTCTTCTTTTAAATATGGGTGTGCGGCAAGAATCGCAGCGACAACATGACCCGCTGGCATTCGTGCGTAATCTTGCAACCCAAAATCTTCAGGATGACTGTTACGTAATAAATTATTAAATCTTCGCGTTTTATTTTCTTCAAGCCTGCGTCGTTTGTCTGCGCCCTCTTTTCGTAAACATTCTGAAATTGTCTTGAGAGACGGGCGAAACTCTGCATACGTGCTAATATCATTAAATACAATTTGCCAAATTTCTGAATCCGTTAATTCCGGGTTGTGCTGTTGTAATATTTTTTTAACTGTAGAATATTTTACAACTTTGCCATTTCTTCTTAATTGCCCGTGGCGCCATTGCACCCCAATATGTTGAAGAACCAATGCTGCATTAAATTTCGTCATCTATATCCTTTTGTTTTAAAATTACATATGTTAATATAGATGACGTTACAAAATAAATCAATAAGAGGGCGACGTGTGTTAAGTTATTATGATTTGACTCGACAAATACACTATGATCCCAAAACCGGAATTTTTACCTGGAAAATAAATAAACACAAAATTAGAAAAGGCAGCAACGCGGTTTTTTTTGCGCCGTCTCGCGGCTATTCTTTTGTGCGAATTGGTAAAAAAGATTATGCAGCTCATCGTCTTGCATGGTTTTATATGACTAAATTATGGCCGCACCAATTTATCAGTTTTCGCAACAAAGACCCAAACGATTTGCGCTTTTTAAATCTCGTCCACTGCAATAAATATGAATTGCAAGCCCATAGAAAATCGTCACAGTATTTAGTTGGCGCAAGTTTTCGCAAAGAGAAAAAAACAAAACCTTGGAATGCTCGAATTTACTATAAAAGTAGAGCAATTTGTCTTGGCTATTTTGCAACAGAAAAAGAAGCACACATAGCACATAAAAAAGCAAAAAAGGATATTGAAAGTGGAATTATCAACTTTGCTGAAAAAGTACCGAGTGAATGGCGAGACCTTTTATCACCACGCAGGACGCTATGCGAATCAACCCGTGGAGAAAAGAAAACTTATTCAAGAAATCCTTGACCTCGGCGCAGAGATTCATGAAGTTGAAAAAATTATTGAAGTCTTAAAAGAGAAATGCCGCGACCGTCAAAACTTTGTTGATCAATGTTTTGATGAGATGGATCAAGTTATACACTCGTTTCGTTATGTTATTGATAAATTCCAAATTGTTCTCAATAAAAATAATCCGGAACAGAAACTGATTTATTTAATTGATGGCACTCGAGCAAAACTTATTGCCTCATCGCTCCCAGGTACTGATGAGCTTGTGCGGTTGCTTGCCAATCTTTATCCCGAAGATATGGCGCTGTTGCATAAAGAAATTCAACAGCGGACGGAAAAAAAGAAACGGCATCATGTGACAATTGAAAGTTGCATCAAACTTTTAGTCAATTCAATTATCAACTCACTGTATACAAAAACTCCAATGATAATTGATTATGAAATCAAACCGCTCACACTCTCGACCAGCCAAGAATTCTCTGCGCATAAATTACAGTATGACTACATTGCACAACCACAACTGAATCCACATCTTAAAGAATTACTGGGACGCGTGACAGATAGTGATAGATTGTGTGCGTTACTTTGGATTTGTTTTAATGGCCATAAATCGCCGTATGTTATTTATTTATACGGCGAGGGCGGCGAGGGGAAATCTTCATTTACGGGAATGTTGCGGCGAAAAATTGGGAAAGATGTTGTCGCGAGCTTTGATAGCTCAAATCAATTTTCAAATTTTGGCATGTTCAATAAAGCCCTCATTGTTCTTTCTGAAAACAACAACCCACGAGTTTTGCAAAAAGCAGAAGTGAAACAATTAACCGGAGATAGTATTGTCAGCATTGAACAAAAAGGAAAAGATAGATTCACAGGCACATTGTCCGGTTTGTTGATGATTGATTCAAACGTGCTCCCTGAAATTGACGGCGACTCCTACGAATTGCGCAGACTCCGGTTATTTAAATTTGAGCCGTTGAAAGCAACAGAATTTTATTCAAAAGAAATGTATGAGAATTACTTAGGCCAAAATTTTAACGACTTTATCAATTATTGTAGAATCTGTTATGAAAAAATCGGGCAAAATTGGACAGTGTTACCAAGCCCCAACCAGCAAGCGCAATTTAAAAGTTTACAAGACAAAGCACAGCTTGTCATGAATCAAGAATTGTGGGCAAAAATTATCCGCTCGGGTGATTTTGTTTTAGATCCAAATTCAGAAATTGATGAGTCTTTGTTTTATAAATCATTGCAAAGCATGACAAACTTAAAAGAATTTAAAAAGAATTATGGCCTGTCTAATTTCTTAAAATATTTAAAAAATGAACACAGCATTAAAGCCGAACATGGCCGCATTTATGGTTTAAAAGCATTGGATAAAAAAGGAGTCTATTATGACCCTTTTCAGACAAATTAAAGGTTAAGTATGCCATTAATTACACCGGACGATTATTTAAAACGAAGAGATGTTATATATTATGAAGATTGGAATAAAAAACTTGAAAAAACAATGATGGCCACACTTGAAAAAATTAATAATTTTTTAAAGGAAATTCACATAAACGATGTGCAAGTGACAAGTGGCTGGAGACCCCAACAATTAAATGATAGCATCAAAAACGCAGCAGTTAAAAGTAAACACATCACATGTGAAGCTGTGGATTTGTTGGATATGAAACCCTTTTTATTAATGCATGCAATTTTAGAAAATTTAATCGCAGCAGAAATTCATGGCGTGTATTTTGAAGACTTTAGATATACGCCCACTTGGGTTCATATTCAAGTGACACCGCCAAAATCAGGACAGCGCATTTTTATCCCCTCATCCAATGAACCATTAGCCCCGCAAAAATTTAAAGGATTTGAATTTTATGACAGACAATTTATATAGAGTTGGCGATAAGTTTAAAATTATTGAAACGACAAATTCTGAATTTTTAATTGATGATATTTTTAGATTGCAACACATACGCCCAGGGCATTACCCCTACGTCTTTACAAAAAAATACGGGTCAACTGTTCACGAATTAGAAACAAATGAAAATCTCGTCAGCGTGTCAGGAATTAAACTCTGCCCGTTTAAGAGAAATTTTTCTGATGGAATTAGTACAAAAGATGACTTGATTTTAAAAGGACACTACCGCGCAATCAGTCCTCATTTGTTGCATGATATGGCGATGATTTTTAGACAAGGTATCGCAAAGCATGGTCTCGATTCTCACAGAAATATCACACCAAAACATGCGGGAGATATTTACGATGCGCTGATGAGACACATTGAAAAAGTCAGGCTTGGTGAGTTTTTTGATTTAGAAAGTAAACAACCACATTTTGCACATGCTGCGTGCAATCTTTCTATTTTAATGAATATCAATGCGAAATATAATGCTGAAGATATTATTAAATCAATTAATGGGGAATTGCATGAATGAAGCAGTCCTCGACTTTGAATTCTTCGGTGCTAACAATGAACACCCAACTTTAGTCTGTGCTGCTCTTGCGAATAAAACCTATTGGCTACTGGATAACTCTGATACAAAAGAATTGATAAATGATTTACAAAAAATACAAAAACTAATCGTCTATTACGGCGTTGCTGAGTCTCGCTGTTTACTTGCGCTCGGTTGCAACCCGCTTGATTTTGAGTGGGTTGATTTGTACGCCGAGTTTAAAATGCTGCAAAACTCAAATTACCGTTATTTGTATGGTTCTTACATTGATCACACAGGGCTTAAAAAATTCTCAGAACCCCCAAAGTTTAGTCAACAGATAAATCAAATAAATAGCGAAGAAGACCACGAAGAACTCTTTGAGCATAGCAAAGTACCCTCAAATTTAATTAATGCAGTCTTTAAGACAACGCAACACGTTTTAAGTTCTTCGCAAAAAAACACAATGCGAGAAATTATAATTTCAGGGGATGAAGACAATATCACAAACCATAAACACGAAATTATGAATTATTGCTTAAGTGATGTGTCGTTTCTTTATTCTGTGCGCAACAAAATAGAAGCAGAGTATCACAGGATGGGGTTGAGAAACTTTCATGATTCTATATTAAATCGTGGGTTGTATTCTGCGTGCATTGGAATCTGTGAGCAAACAGGATTGCCGATTAACAAACAATTACTTGATAAAATTATGGCAAAGACTCCTGAAATTATTAAAGACGCACGCGATGCCGTAAACAGTTTATCGCCGTTTGCTATTTATTTGCAAGAAACCCCTGCGATAGAAAAACATTTTAAAAATGGTGCCATTAAAATTATCAAAGGAAAACCTGAAAAAAGAGACAATAAAGCCATTCAAAAATTAATCGAAAGTTTTAATATTCCGTCGTGGCCAAAAACAGAAACTGGTTTTTATAAAACAGATAAAGAAACAATCGAAAATTACCGCTCTATTCCAGTTATTGAAGAGATTTACAAATGCAACAAAACGGAATCATCTTTAAAATGGTTTAAAGATAAGAACTCTGATGGGTTTTTTTCTGCCTATGATTTTAAAAATGACGTTGTCAGACCCTTTTATGGAATTTACGGCACACAGACGGGACGTAATGCCGCAAAAGCAAAAACATACCCATTGGCGATGAGCTCATGGTTGCGTGCCATTATTCAACCAAAACCTGGGACTGTCATAGTTGCCGCAGACTTTAGTCAACAAGAAATCGCGGTTGCTGCCTGGCTCTCTCAAGACCCAAACTTAATCAATGCCTATAATTCGGGCGATGTGTATCTAGAGTTTGCAAAACAAGCGGGCGCTGTGCCGTGGGATGCAACAAAGAAAACCCACGAGCGCGAGCGTGACTTGTTCAAGTCAACAAAATTAGGATTGCAATACGGAATGGGTGCAGAAAAGTTGCGCATCAAATTGTCTTATGATTGCAAGCGAGAAGTCACTCAAGAAGAGACCTTAAAACTCATCACTGCGCATAAAACAGTCTATGCGCAATATTGGCATTGGGTTTATGACGTCAGCACTCGCTACAAGCAAAGAATGCCACTCATTACAAGTGATGGTTGGGTATTGTGGCCTGACAATCCCATCATGACAAGTGTCCGCAACTTTCTTGTACAAGCCCACAGTGCAAGCATCACGCGTCAGGCAGTTATTGAGGCGTATCAAGCACAACTTAACGTTGTGTCATCACTTCATGATGCCATTTATATTATTTCAACAGATCCAATAAAAGATATCCCAAAATTAAGAGAAGTTATGCGGATAGCAACTGAAAAAATCTTGGGTAAAAACTGTATTGAAATCAGAATTGATGATAAAATCATAAAGGAATCAGAAATATGGGTTGAAAAAAAGGGACAAGCAGACTGGCTTAAAATTTCACAGCATCTTTTATAGAGAGGTCACTGTATGCAAACAGAATTTGTCAAAACCGAAAGTAAAACCATTTTTAAAAAAGCCCCATCGCTGACTAATAAAACAGTGAATGGCGAATTGTTTAAAGTGAACGAGTGCGTCAAAGGCACAATTTCAAACATTTTTGAAAATCAAGACGGCAAAATTATTTTTATCAAAACTGATAAAGGCGATGTTGGCGTTCCGTTGTATATGGGACTCAAGTTTTTCATGTATTACAAAAAATACAAATACGGCGAAACTGAAAAAGTCGGCAAAGAAAAAGGCGACCCAATAACAATTCATTATCTCGGCACCAAAACAAGCCCAAAATCAAACAGAGCGATGCACGACTTTTTCGTGGAGTGAACATGCCAGATTCTGATTATTATCAAATTGACCGGCTTAGCTTTTCAAAACTCAAACATATTTTAAATTCGCCCCGAAAATTTTTACAGCAACAGCAAACACCATTTGCGGGTTCTGCTGCATCAAATTTGGGCAATGCGATTCATTGTTGGCTACAAAACCAAAAAGAGCGCGTGAGTTTTCTGCCCGACTTGTCACAGATAAAAACAAAAGACGGGCGCGCGGCACGCAACCCACACGCAACCACTGAGGGGAAACAGATAATTGAAAACTATAAAAAAACTCTGCCGCCGGATAACTTTATTATTCCTATCGATTCTCTCCCTATTCTAACTAACCTTGAACAAAATTATTTACAGAATGCTGAAATTCAAGGCGTCATGCATCACGTCACAAATTTTGAGACGCCGTATTTTGCCAAAATTCAAGATTTGGCATTCAAAGGAAAAGTGGATGCAGAAAATCACAAATACATAATTGATTTTAAAACAACTTATAAAAACGCGTCAAAATTACATATCGCAAAGCACATCATATTTGATGAGTATTATCATATGCAACTTGCACTTTATGGTATGCTTAAAGCAAAAAATGAAAATAAAAAATTAGACGATTACGAGTATAAAATTATATTCTTTGAAACCGAGCCGCCCTATGATGTGAAGATGTATCATATCTCGCAAAATACCCTCTATGAGGGTTTACAATTACTCTATAAAGCCATTGATAAATACAAAAAACACATTTTAGGAACAAATTATTTATTTGAATTGGGGGAAACAATTTGAGGAAAATTCCCACTATTTTAGCGATTGACCCTGCATCAAATAAAGCAGGTGTGGCATTGTACTACAACGAAATTTTACGGTCTGCATTGTTAACAGGATATGGGAATTGGACGCAAAGAATCACACAGCAACGGCAACAATTAGAATTGTTTTTAAATCATTACTTACCCGAAAATGAAATTATTAATCATCTTGTCGTTGAAAATGTAAGTGGATTTAGGAATTCAAAATTGAGTTATTCTGTAGGTGCTCTTTGTTCGTTGCCGTGTATTCAGAGCGACTTAAACCTTGTATCGCCCGCAGTTTGGAAAAGAATTGTCAGAAAATACGGCGGCGGAAAATCAACAAAAGGTTTTTTAGCGCTGCAATGTGTCCGGCCAGCGTACCCCCAAGTTTCTGATGATGAGGCTGATGCTATCTTAATGTTACTTGCTTATCTCGAGAAAGGCTTTATTGATGACGACAACTCCGTTGATTAATTGTTTGTTTTTAGATTTAGAAACCACAGGTCTTGAGCCAACACAGAATCACATTTTAGAACTCTCAATTTTGCCAGCCCAATTTTATGGGCAAAAATTTTCCTGTTATCAAGACAAAATGTTTACGGCAATCGTGAATTTTCCCGTTGATAAGTTGCAGCACAATTGCAATCAAAAAGCGTTTGAGATGCACCAGCAGAATGGTTTGATAGCTGATATTATCAATCCTAATATTGACAAATGGGAATTGAAAGAGCTTGAAACAGAATTGATAAAACGTGTGAATTTTTTGTTTGGTAACCATTCGATTGGTATACAATTAGCGGGTAACTCTGTGCATTTTGATTTGGCATTTATCAAACACCATATGCCAACATTTGCAAAACGTTTGAGCTACCGAATTTTAGATATGACTACATTCCGCACAATTTATACTTCACTTTATCCTGATAACAACGAACAACCAAACCCTAAACATCGTGCCCAAGACGATGTTTTGTATTCGTATGGATTGATGCTAGACTTTATTCAAAAGTTAAAGCCTATGGAAACGTGCAGAAGTTTAAATTAATCAATTATAATTGCCATTGCTTAAAATTGGGTTTCTATCTGATTCTGCGTTGAGTAATTCAATCGCCTTGTGAATATCATTCAAATTATCATCAAGAATTTGTTTACGTTCCGGAGTGTCAGGCGGAAACGTTTTTAGTATTATCTTAGCGGAATTATTAACTTTTAAATCCAAGTGATTAACTTTTTCTTGCATTTTTTTGTTACTTAATTTTAATTGTTTTAATTCCTCTCTAAGTTTCTCAACTTCTTCAACGTCTGCTTTACTGTCAATTTTTACAAATATGTTATTTTTCATTTCTTCCTCAATGTATTTTTTTATTGATGAGCCATACTTAAACAAACACGCATTATGGTTTGCAGCTTTTTCTTTAATATCCGCGGTGTTTGCTGCACAAACTAAAATTCCCTTTCGTATCATTTCCCAACGCCAATCGTTAAACTTTTCAACTTCTATGCCTTCGTCCTGCAAATCTCCTAATGTAATTCTTTGATAGTGAGTCGGACGGGTTGCATTTGCAAAAATTCGGAAAAACAGCGACACTAGTTTTCCTGGGTCTTTAGTCGTTGTATTTCTTTTTAAGTATTGCCTGAAAGAGTCATAATTTTTTGATAATGATTTTTTCAAAATTAACCTCCTTATTAATTAGTCAGATTTGGACGCGTCCGTTGTACTTTATAAAGTAAAACGTAAACAAAAATCAAATTTAAAAAAATAAAAATTTTTTATGCATAATTTTTAAGCATAATTAAGTTAACACAAGTAAACGGTAAAGTAACGAAAAACTGTTAACTTAATTTTAAGGTCTTGATATCGCTCAACCCCGTGTCCGATATGTGTCCGTATTTTTTCTGACCCCCCTAAGTAACCTCATGAAATCATGAAACCCCATGTCCGTAAAATGTCCGTAAATGTGTCCGATATGTGTCCGTAAATCGTTACTTTTGGTTTTGTAAGTTTTTGTAATTTATAAAGAAGAATTGTAAAGGCGCTCCCTCCTTATAACTTACCTGTCGTTTTTCCCACTCAGTCGCCGTGGAGGCTCTTTCAAAACAGGTAATCGGCCGATCAAATTTTGAGTTTTTCCCGTCGAATCTTGCGGCCGCTTGGCTCGTCATTTTTTCGCTGCGCTCTAAAATTGACGAGCACCTTTAGAGAACATCGAAAAATTCTGCAAAATTTGGGGGGTTTTAAAGGCGTGAAGATATGAATTTTGAGGAAAATGATACATCGCTAAGGTCGGTTATATTTTTTTCTCTATGAGCTTAAAAATAGTCAATTTTGCGATATGCTTGGTTTTGAGGCAAGGTACATAAGAACTTCGGGATTTATGCCACTTTTTGATGCAAATTGCTTCACAGACATTGGCACTCTATTACTTATATTATTACCAGTATTAATTCCTTTGGCAATAACCTCTCCTAACTTTCTCCTACCCAATGGTGTTAGCAATGCTGCTGCTCCAAATGCCCCTGGGCTTACCTGTTTTTGGTTTGCGGAATAAGCGCCTGCGCCGGTCGCACCTATTATACCGCCTAATCCAATAGCGGAATTAAGGCTCTTGTTGTTCAGGTTTTGCAAGGCTTTTCCGACCTGACTTTGCATTGCATAGTCTTTGACAAGCCCTTTGTAGTTGGGGTCTTGAATTTTTGATTCTAAGATTTCATTTAAAGTTTTCTTTATTTTCCCTAGAGCTGCTGCATCAACTTCGTCCATTCCGGCACGTGCTTTTTTAATGTTCGAATTCAAGAATGAAATGGAACGTGCTAAGTCTGTGCCGCTTACATTTTTAAGTTTATCAGATTTACCAAGCAGATTACTCTCTAAGTCTGAAAGCGCACGAGTGACCGCGGAATTTTCAGGAATATCTTTTAATTCATTTGGATTGAATGATTTTTTTACGTTAGCGAGAATTTCAGGAGCACTAAATGGCTCTGTGACGCTCTCTCTTAACGCTCCAATTTGTTGGCCTGTTGTTTTTCGAGCAGTGTCTAACATTTTTTGACGACCAGGGGTTGTTGAGAAAACGTCAGCATATTTGTTTTTTAAAATATACTCTGCCAAGTCTTTCTCTTGCTTTTCACGCATCTCCAGTGGCATGTTTTTTGAAATTTTATTGAGTAATCCTTTATCAAACCCAACACTTTTTAATGCGTTGTCAGTTTTGATTTTATCAAGAGATTCTCCAATTTTCCCAATGCCTTTTCCCGCTAAACCGAATGCACCAGAAATTGCGCCACTAGTTGCAGCACCTTTTGCTTGCGCGATTGCATCACCCTCTGCTGCTCCCAAACCAGAGAGTGCACCTTGAGCAATCATAGAGGGAATTGTCACCAAACTTTTCGCGCCAATAGCGGGTAAACCGGATGCAATCTCGCCGACCATTGACGACCCAGGGTTAGATTCTTGTAATTGCTTTTGATATGCACGTGAAGCATCCCGATCAACTTTATAACCAGTTTGAAATGCTTTCTTAACACCCTCAAAACCTTCTCCCTCTGGTTTAGGTAACATGCCAAAAGCTTGTTGTCCTGCACGCTTAACTCCGCCCAAAACTCCCTCAATCTCATCTAAAAAATTAAAGGTTGCACCGCGCGCGGCACCAATTCCAGCGGCTTCTAATTTTTTTGCAAAACTATCATTGTTACTTTTGGGTTGTGCTGTTTGAGTTTCTGATTGTTGTAATTTTTGCATCTCATCATCAGAAATAAAATCTTTTTCCGTTGTATTCCGATCGTTTGCTAACAGTTTGTCCATTTCGTCATCAGAAATAAAATCCATTATTGTTTCCTCCAACCGCCTGGAACTTTTTTATATGTTATGCCATTTCTAACTACAGTTTCGCTATTAGCTGTAGGAGATGTTTGAGTTTGATTCTGGTTTGGGACTGGATCCGGATAATCATAGGGTGCCTTCCATCCGCGGATCGTTCCTCTATTATTTTCCTCAAAATACCGTCTCTTTGATTCCTGATTTTCAAACCGTTCGTGCAATTCTTTTAATGTTGAATCAAGTTTTCTTAGGTTTGCAGCTGCCGAAAGCGTTGGATCATACGCATCTTTCATGATTCTTTGGCCTTCATTATCTGTAAACTGGGTACCCAAGATTGCTTTTAAGCTTTCTTGTGCAATCGATTTGATGTTTTGTTCCAATTCTCGTGATTCTTCGGTACGTAAAATTTCAGGTGCACGACCCGCTACATTTCCGGAAATTAAATTAAACTTTTCACTGTTTGCATATTTTTCTAAAATCGTGCGTGCATTTTGCAATTTTGCTAAATTTTTAGTTGCGTTCGAAAGCCCCGTACTTGTCCATTCTTCATATTTTTTGGCGTACTCCTCATCCACTTTCTTTTGACCCAGGGTATAGCTTCCTTTTTCTAATTCTTGTTTGTTTTTTTGACGCGTGAATTCATCCATCTCTGCTTGTCTGCGAGCTGCTGCTTTCCCCGCAATCGCTGCGTCTTTGGCTTGTTGAGCTTGCAAATCTTTGCCGTATTCTGAATTCAACAAATTGAGTTTGTCTTGTTGCTGTTGACGTTTTAATGCAACGTCACGCATGCCGGACTCTCCGATCTCTGAAAAGTCCATAGGCTTTGCTTGCTGGCCTTGAAACGAACCAGCGCTTGAAACAAGTTTTGACACAGCATTAGCAAGTGTCCCGTACTGTTGCATTTGTTTGGCATTTTCAATTTCTGCATCAGACACTTGTGGCAACTCTGCCGCTTTTGTTTTGTAGTTTTGCAGCAATGTTTGATAAATATCAGGGTTTGCGTCTTCACCCAGTAAACGCACTGTCGCCATAACCGCCTCCGGAGTACATATTGTTATATTTTGGGCTTGGTTGTTGTGTCGGATTGGACTTGTACAAGCCGCCCAACGCTAATGCGGTATTTGTAGCCCCGCTGATTAAATTTGCTCTGTCTTGAGCGTTTGCTCTGATATCGTTGATGCTTCCTTGGGATGCACCTGTTTGTGCAGCAAGTTTATTCAACTGGTTTTGATATTGTTGCTGTGCTGTTTGGTTTCTAAAATCGCGTTGTTCGTATTTTGCTTGATTTCGTAACGCCGTGTTGCGGTCTTGGTTAGATTGTTGCGCTGCCAAGTTTGTCCTTTGGGCATCATTTAAATTTGTTGTATTATACATGGCTTGGTTGCGGCGACTATCTGCCATTCTCTGATTAAATGCGTTGATAATATCTGCATTGCGGCCTTGCAAATTCAAATCATTTGCTTCGATTTGACCGCCCAGGTTTGCAGAATCTTTTAATGCTTGTAAGCGGTTTTGATATGCCGCGAGTGCTGCTTGTGTGCCTGCTTGCGATGCGGATTGATTCGCATTTTGTTGTGATGAGAGAGCTTGTGCAAACGCTAAACCGCTACCTGGCGCAAAACCTCGTCTGCTTGCATTGTCTAAAATTCCAGCCTGTTGTCCTTGATTTTGAATTGCTGCATTGCGCATGGCTTGCTCAACCATTGCTTGACTTTGCGCGTCAGCACCTGTGTTTGACAGATTCCGCAAACGCTGAAGCGAGTTGAGCATCGCGTCTTGGCCTTGCTCGCCAGCTATTGAACGTTGCACAATTTCGGGTGCTTTTTCTTGAATGAGCGGCAACATTTCGGGATTGTATTGACCCAAAAGTTTGAACTCTTCGGGTGTGATCGTGCTCATATCAAATTCAGGGTTTTGTATTGCGTCGGCGAGTGCTGCAATCCGTGCGCGTTCTGACGCGACGTCTTTCCGTGCATTTTCGGCGCTAAAATAATTTAATGTGCCCCCGATGGCTGCGGTGCCCAAGAGCGCTAAAGTAATCGGATCCATTTAATACCTCATAGTTCAACCAAATAAATTACTAATTCCGCCCACTAGTGTTGGTAATAAACCTAGCGTTGTTGTTGAGCTTGGGGGCGGTGCTGGGACTCGCGATTGTAAGAATCGCAACAGGTCAGGCCGCGCGCTTTCTTGTAAATTGTTGAGATACTCATCACGATTAAACGCAACGTTTGTATCTGCTGGACTTGCAGACGGTGTGATTTGTTCTTCTCCCAGTAAGCCTGCTAGCTTATTAAATCTCGAATCTAAGAATTGAGATTGGTCAAATGTTCTTTCAGGCGACACATAAAGAGATGGGTCAATGTTTGGAACATATTGAAACGATAAGCGTTGATTTTGGCCTGGTAAATATTGCGTCAAATTATTTTGTAATGCCACATCTTTAAGCAGATTTTGGATTGTGTTTGCTTGCAATTCGGGAATTTCATTATTCAACAAATTTTGCCGGGATGTATTAAACATATTCTGTGCATCGGTTGCTTGCTGTTGTGCTGTTGTGCCGAGCTGTTGCTTTAATCCTTGCACATCACTTCTTACTGTGTTTGCAGTGTTGGCGAGGTTTGATTTTGCATTGGCAAGCGCGGCATTTTCATTGTTCAAATAATTTTCACGGGTTGTATTAAAATTATTAATATCACTTAAATTTTTATTGAGAGCTTGTCCTGCTTGCCCACTGTTGCGATACAACAGCGCATCAAGCCTCGAACCCCCAGCCGTGGTGTTGTACTGATTCCGCAATTGGTTTGAGAGACCTTGAACGCTACTTGCTGCGGCGACTGCGCTCGTATCAGGATTGATATATTTTGTTGATGATGTTGTTGTGTCCATCCGCTTTTGCCGCTCATCGGGGCTTAATAGTGATTGCAACTTTGAAAACTGATTGTCATCAATTTTATTCAATTCATTTTGTCCACTATACGTTTGCTCGTTTTCAATTCCTTTTAATTTATCTGTGTACGTTTGCGTTGACTTGTCTAAGTTGCTCTGTGCATCTTTGATGTTCTGATTTAATCCCGTGTCTAAGTCGCCTTGCTTTTCGTTGATGTTTGCACTCAACACATCGCTAGGGTTGCGAAATGTGGACGCGTATGGGTTTTGATTATTTTGAGCACCCGACCCGCCGCCTATGGGTGCCGCTTCATTCTTTGGGTTACTGACTAAATTATCAATTTTTCTAAAGACTATCGGCATGTTTAAAATCCTTTAAATTGATGTGACGTCACATCACGTCAAAAGCTAATTTCAGGTTCCGCAGGTGTTGCCGGTTTAGATTGTTGCTGTCTATCTTCAATCGCCGCAACTTCGGGCGTCGGTTCTTGTTCAACCGGCGGCATTCCATTTTGCTGCGGCGGTTGCCCCGGTTGCATAGGTTGCATGGGTTGCTGCGGCATCATCGCTTGCTGTTGCTGACTGATAAATTGCTCGTGCTGTTCCATGTGGTTTAGAATTTCTTGAATATTCCCATTTCTGCGGAATTCCGGATTGCGCAAAATGTCCTTATGTTTCTCAATATGTAATGCGTGATTGTCTGTGTAAAGCACAGGACACTGCATGCCTTTGGTGAGGTCATCGTTTTCTTTTTGAATTAAAGCCGACTCATTGAGTTCTGAATTCCATAATCGCTTTGGCGGTTCACCCTCAAGAACCATAAAGTAATCGCCGATATCTTTAATTAATCCCTTGCTCAACAAAATCTCTGCTTGGTCGCGACGGCCGGCAATTGTGGCCATCAGTGGGTTTGTGATTTCAAGTGAGACTCTTTCAAACTCTCTTAAATCTGATGCCTTAAATTCTTTTAAATAAGAAATGTTACCATCAGAAATAACAGTAAGTTGTTCTTCTGCCCCTAGCATTTTATAGAATTTAACCGCAAGCGTAATTGTATTCTCAATGCTTGCAAAGATGGCTTTTGAAAACGAACTGAAGAATTCAATGGAATTTGCGGTCAACGTTGCAATGGCATTGCCCGCCGTTACACCTGGCGGCGGTGTGCCCCGCAGCGCACTGTTGATGTTTGCAAGTGTGCCCAGGTTATCAATATAAATTTTAATGCCGTCCATAATTTCAGGAGCCGAGCGCGTGAGTTGCAATGGCTCGGGCTTTCCGCCGCCATCATTGCCCTGCGGCGTGTAGTCAATCCAACGCATGCCGTAAATTTCTGTGATATCGATATTAGAGCCTCTAGGATTTAAAACAGACTGCACACCAAATGCAGATTGATTCGTTGCCATTGTGCTAAAATTGATATCAAGCATTTCCTGCAATGGTGCGAGGTTTGAGAATTGTGGGTAGCCCAATAAAAAGTCATCTAATTTTTCAGGCATGCAAGGAATCACCGGCAAGCATTCATAAACGTTTGCGCCATCGTATAGTACGCATTTCTCGCTGCACATGATGATCATGCGACCCTGTGGAACCGCAGGGGTTGGCTTATGATAATAATAATAGACAAGGATCAAATCATCAGTGCGTGTCAGTGTGTCGTCAAACGAAGCGATGGTTGTTGTAAACCCGTTTAAAATTCTGTTGAAATTTGGAATTTTTCTAAGCTCATCTTCCATTTCAGGATGTTGCGCAATCAGATCCCAACGGTTCATCCGCTTAGCAACAGTCACGCAATGTAAATTGTTCCAATCTTCTTCGTTCCAGTCATAATAAACATACTTTGCACTCGCGACTTGTATATTCACATCACCACTCATCACTGGCGCACTGGGCATCCCATCAGGCATTGCTTCACTCATGCCGGTATCAACCCGTCGCCCAGCTTCTGAATCCCAAGTCACGTGCCAAAAACATTGCCCGTGCAAATATGTAAGCTCTGCGAGCCTGTCGATTTTCTCATCGAGCGATTGGTCTTTCACAATTTGATTTGCGAGTGACTCTGCAATCTGTCCGTTGCCAAAGGCGCTATAGTCGCGACTTCGCATTTTTGCTGCAAATTGCAACTTTTGTTTCGTGATGATAGAAATCATTTGTCTCACAAGAGATCGGGCTTGTGGGACACTCATGCCGATAAGCTCGCCCTGCTCGCCTGTAAAGTTTAAAATATCGATTAAACTATTTCTGTAATAAACTTCCGAGTTGCGATTCCACACATTGGCAATTCCAACACTGGAAAACATTTTCTGCTGTTGGAATCTGACAATCTCCATCACTTTTTGTGATGCTTTTTCGATCGTGTCACTTGCGTAGTAGGTTCTATCCAAGAGGCACTCCTTTTTATTTTGATATGCGCTCTGAAATATTACGCACTTTTAAATTCATGGATTGTAAATTGATAAGCTCTGCGGCTTCGCCGTGGCGGAATTTTGGCTTGAGCCACGTTGTGATTTGAGTATCCACAGGTATAAAAATCCGCACGGGTTGCGCACTATATGTTGTGAAATTTAAGTTGATAGTTTCCCCTGCGCCCCAAGGGAAATAGCCCCAGGGGGAAATACCCCAAGCAAGATTGGCTGTACTTGCTGACCATTTTTTAAAGACGGTCTCGGCGTTGTCGGAGATAAACCCAATATCTAAATGTGTGATCGCTGTGTTGCGACAATTTAAGCTCAACTCGGAAAACTGTTTTAAAATTTCTTCATTAAGACCAATTGGAGCCATCGCCCAAGTGCTGGTAATTGCGCGGTAGTGAAACGGTAAGTCTGTGTCTGTAAAATTTATCTGACGGACAAAATAATAAATTCCGTCTACGATTCTATCAATACGATTGATTGAGCTTTGCCACGCGATGACATCACCATCCCCAATTGGTAGCGAGCTAATGATTCTGCATGAGAGCTTGTCTGCGGCAACTTCTAAAATTTCTATAACCTGTGCGCTCTCATCGCAAAAATCAAGTCGTGTGCTTGTTTTGCGGGCTTTTATCAAATTTTCTGCACTTGAGATGGCATAATGTGTGTTATCCGCAAATCGGATGACACCACGCTTATACAGAATTGTTGACGTTGACCATTTGTCAGCGAGAAAATTATAAACGTAAGTGGTTGCGCCCGCATTATTCGGTTGTAGTGTTGTCAAAAAATAATGCCTATCTGATGGCACCACAGCAGCAAAAGTCTGATTATAAAAGTTTGAATTCGTAAACACAGCGTGCAACACAGGCTCAATTGGTCTGCTTACGATACTTACAGCTGATTCTGTGATGCGCGCAACACCTGATGTTGTACAAACAAAAATCACGTTGTCCGTGTCCACGGCACTTTCCGGTGCGTTACAAAATATTGTCAAATCGATTGGCGTCACCAAAAAATCAGAGCGATTGTTGCCTGATAATCGAAACACGCCATCTTCTTTAATAATAATGAGCGAGTTCTTTAATGGAATGATACGCTGAATTTGTGCTGTCTTTGAGCC